GTGCAACACTTCTGCGCTAACGCTGGCTTCACTCTGAAGGTGAGCGCGGCGTTCACGACGACGACCTGAAGCTGAACCAGAGAATTGAGTTCTGCGTGTCATAGATACCTCCTGAGTGAATTTTGGTGATGGTGTCTTTCCATCCCAAAACTCACGCTTTGGTACTAACTGGCTTTTCAGCCACGTAGGTGATCCGTCACCGTTGTTAAAAGAGCGTGCTATCCGTTTCGTACTGCGTCAGCATCCTGCTGATGGGGTAACTATGCGCTAGAGAATAGTTTGAGTCAATAGGGATTAAAAAGAAAAAGTCTAAAGAGACTTATTTTCTTCATTCTAAAAAGAATTTATTTTTGGTCGATTTTATGAATTAGATGCTTATACTGTATCTTTATACAGTCAAGCATGGTTCTGGGCGCAGGAGGTGATCATGGGTATGATGCTTACAAGGAAAGGTGCTGGGGTTTACGAGGAAACCCCAGTAGGTAAAGAGGCATCTGATTATCTTGATAGGGTAGGGATGTATATCTGCTGCACAGGGCCGCGAATAGATGAAGGGTCAGACACCTTGGCTAAAGGTATCCTTTCATCATCGACAGATAAAAATGATTCGCCTGCACCATTCAAGTGATAGGTGAAGACAGATAGTGAGCCTGACACTTCCGCAACTACCAAATCGTTTGTCACCGGGTGACTTTCTGGATCAATAATGACGATTGAGCCTCGTGGAACTCTTGAGACGCCAGTATTACCAGACATAACATATGCTTGGAAATTAGGCGGGAGCTCAGAAAACCAGCTTATTTTGTTGCCGGTATTACCAGAGACATCCCAAACCGACACTTGCTTTGAGGCATCAATACTTTCAATTTTTGAATCACTCGATCCCCAAATGCTCCCCTGACCACTAATCAGCCAGTCAGCGCTAACGCCTAATGCTTTAGCTAACTTTCCTGTTTCTTTCGAAGTTTTATTCTCTCCCCGAAGAATTTTAGAAATGGTTGACTGGGAAACCTCAGACTTTTTCGCTAGGTCAGTCTGATTTTGGTTTCCGGTTTCTTGCATGGCATACGCCAGTCGTTCCGCTAGTGTTTTCATATGCAGCAAAAATAATTCCGCAAAGAATATACGTCAAAGTCTCTATTGACTTGACCAAATCAATTCCCTAGAGCATAATCCCTATTGAATTATGTAAAAGGGAATAACTCTATGAACGCCGTCATTAAAAGAGCTATTGAGATTGTCGGCTCCCAGTCCGAGCTAGCTCGACGGGTAGGGACCGGGCAACCATCAATCAGTAAATGGCTGAAAGGTTCAGAAATTAGCGCTCGATTCATTCCGTCAATTGTAATGGCAACTGATGGAAAGGTAAGCGCAGCTGAGCTGCTTAATTCGATCGCAAAAGCCAAGTCCTAAGCAGTACCCCGCTCTTACACAACGGACATGAAGTCCTACGTCGCTGAAAAGCGAGATCTAAACGAAACAATAAATTGTTCGTGGCAATAGCTGCGGCTTTGTCACGTCTAAACACTTAACCAACAAGGAAATTATCCAACATGGACATTGCAAAACACAGCAAAAGGATTCGCGAGGTAGAAAGCGAATTGCGATCCCGCCTGGTCACTATGGGGCAGGGCAATTTCGCGAAGATGGCCGGATGGGCTGACTCGAAAGTTAGCCGGTTAAACATCCACGACATGGCCGTGACGTTCGTACTTCTGGAGAAAGTATGGGAGACGAGCTTAATCAGGGAAGTGGCAAGGCAGGCTGTAGAAGCAGTGATGCCTAAAAAGCAAAAAGCCCCGGCGGCAACCGAGGCTTCTCAAATCACTATCGAATTCTGAACAAATTCACAGGAGACATTATGCACTTGGAGCCTATAGAAAGGCAACATGGCGTGCTTAAGGAAATGAACATTCCTGCAAATTTCAGGATGGCTGGTTGGGTATACGTTCTTAGCAACGACTTTATGCCTGACATCTACAAAGTCGGCATGACAACGACCAGCCCTGAAATACGCGCCAAAGAGCTTTCGTCTGCAACTGGGGTTCCGGCCCCCTTTAAAATAGTTGCTGCTTACCACTGCAATGACCCAGCACAGTCAGAGCGAGACGCTCACGAAGAGCTTGCCAGCTATCGCATAAATGAGTCGCGTGAGTTCTTCAAATTAGAAATTGAAGAGCTAACCGACGCTTGCGAAGCGTGCTGCGAAGCCAATGTGAATCGCTCTGTGCAAGACCTAGCTAATGACTACCACATCATCTCTTTTGAAAAGCTAGATCACCTCAATCTTGCATCTCTTTTTGAGGATATTGGGCTGAATGTGTTTGGCGACAAAATGGCAATTGCCGAAAGGCTAATCCGCCTTGGCGCCGAAAGGGTATTTAAGGTGATGACTGACAATTATCAGTCTCTCGTCCTCAATGAAAACAAAGCATATGCCATAGAAAACAGCGATAGCCAGTTCTTCACCCTTATGGAGGAAGAACAAGCCAGGTATGAAGCTGAAAAGCTTGCAGCTGGAATCTATGGCCCTCAACTACCGGTGGACTTCTAATGGCCAGATCTCGAAACATCAAACCAGGCTTTTTCACAAACGATGAACTGGCCGAATGCTCTCCGCTCGCTCGACTGCTTTTTGCAGGGCTGTGGACAATTGCTGACAAAGAGGGGCGCTTAGATGATCGCCCTAAGAAGATTAAGGCTCTCGTTCTGCCTTTCGATAATGTGGACTGCGATGAATGCCTGAAGCAACTTCATGACCGCCAGTTCATCAATCGCTATACAGTTGAAGGCAACGCCTACATCCAGATTTCGAACTGGAAGAAGCACCAGAATCCACACTGCAAGGAAGCACCTAGCGAGATACCAGAACCATGCGCATCACAACCTGAACCGGAAGAAGCACCAGTAAAGCACGATGCTGAACCGGTAGAAGAAGCAGACATTAAGCCTCAAGTTATTGAAAATACAGAAGCACCAGAAAAGCACGGTGCAAGTACGGTGCAAGCATCAGACGAGAACAATTTAAATCCTGCTGATTCCCTTAACCTGATTCCTGATTCCCTTAACCTGATTCCCTATAACACCCAAGCCGCTGACGCGACTTGCGAAGGGGAAAGTCAGGCGACGGTTCATGCCATGTCAGGTCGCTATGCATTCGAAGGAAATATCGTTCGGCTAAATCACAAGGACTACGAAGCCTGGAAGCTGCTCTATCCGAACATCGATCTGAACTACGAACTGCAGAAGCTGGATATCGAGTTCACGCATGAGAAGCCCAAGAACTGGTTTATCACTGCCAGTCAGAAGCTCAGCTACCAGAACAAGCAAGCCGCATCACGACCTGCACAGCCAGCACGCCGCGCCGTGAACGAAAACTTCTCGTCTAAAAACTATGGCACCACTGAAATGCCAGCCTGGATGGAGGGCTAACCATGGACTACCCACGCGAAATCGAGAGACTGGAAAAATACCTGGCGGAAATTAGCCAGCCGCCAAAAGAAATCGAGAACACCAAGTTGTATATCAATCCTGCTATCTGCGATAAGCACGGCCAGTTCGAGCAGCGCATTCGTGAGATGCATGCAGGTCAGCGCGTCCTGACAACAAGCAAAAGCGAATGCCCTGAGTGCCTGAAAGACCGCATCAAGCAGTGCAGGGAAGATCACAAAGAGCAGGAGCGCCGGATTAAAGAGAACCAGATAGAGCGACTCATGAGCATGCTGCAGCTGCCGGAGCGCTTCGCCGGCTCAACGCTGGAAAACTACCAACCTGTCAACGATGAGGCTGCGCGCTGCCTGAAGCTGTGCAAAGCATATGCGACTAAGTGGCCGGAGCGCCTGAAGCAGGGTGGCGGGCTCGTAATGTGCGGCAAGCCTGGCACCGGCAAAAACCACTTGGCACTGGCAATCGCAAAACACGTTATCAACGAGCACCAAAACTCAGCGCTGTTCACAACAGCACTGCGTATCGCGCGCCTGTTTAAATCAACATGGTCAAAAAACTCTGAGCGCACCGAGGCCGAGGTGATCCGGATTTACACCGACCCTGAGCTGCTGATTATCGACGAAGTCGGCGTGCAGTTTGGCAGTGAGGCGGAGAAGCTGATCCTGTTCGAAATCATCAACACTCGATATGAACGCATGATGCCGACCATCCTGATTAGCAACCTGCCCAAAGACGAGCTGGCTGCTTTCATCGGCGAACGCGTCATTGACCGCATGAACGATGGCGGCGGTTGTACGCTGGCTTTCACATGGGACTCTTACCGCTCACGAGGTGCAGCATGACACAGGTAACACAGCTGATTATCCGGCCAACACAGGACCAGACGCGCAACCTCGTGCGGGCAATCATCGACATCGCGAAGAAGCAGCCGCCATCCCATGAGGCTCTGCTTCACATCCGCACGCTGGCAGCCGAGGCGCTGGACATGATGAGCGATTCCCGTTCCGACAAAGGCGGCAAGAACAAAAAAGGTGGGTTCTGATATGGCATTCGTATCTCAAATTGGACTTGCAACCAGCAAAGGGCGGCGAGGAGCTGTCAAGCTCGCGCCTTTCGTGGTTTTCAGGCGATCAAAATCTGGTGCCTGCTGTGGAAACCTGAATCGTTCTATGCCTTTTCGTGGCGAGCAGATTGATATTCAGATTGACGAAGAAGCTAGGCAGATTCGCATAGGCAGAGACGAAAACGGATACCGGGTAGAACCTAAAGGCGGTCAGTTCTCATGCAGTATTCGCCTGCTCGAAATCCTTGGTTCCGAGCGCATTTTTCTGACGCTTGCTGATGATGGTTGGTGGTACGGCAGCTATGCACAAGAAGGAGTCGCCAATGAAAAAGCTAACTAGCGATACCGCTTCAGCACTTCTTGCAAGGCTCAAAGAGAACGCCTCATATGTCCAGCCAACCATCCATGAAGGATACATGATGCAAGCCCTTGAGATTGCCCTGCCAGCACTTGAGCAGCAGGAACGCGAGCGAGGAGAGGAAGAATGAAAAATTTCGATGAAGCTGGATGTCGTGTACAGCTCAATCCCAATGGGAGCGACCTGCGCTGTGGAGACAAGCTAAATAATCTCAACTGGAATGCGAATGAAGGCGTTGTGCAGCTTTGCGAATTGTGTCGCCTTAAAAAGCAGAATAGCACCATGCTGGAAATGCTTAATCGCAGTCATGGCACCCGCAGTGAGGAACAACAATGAGCGACAAAGATGAGCTGGAGCGGCATAAGTTTGAAGCGTGGTTCGAGGCGGAATGGCGCGAAATAGTTGAAAGTTATCCTCGAATGGAAAAGATACGCTACAAAAATATCGCAAAGTCGGCGTGGCTAGCCCGCAGCAAGCAGGAGGGGAATGATGGACATTAACCGGACATCTCGCGCTCTCCATACCCTAAATATCTCCTATCAGTACTACTACCACATGCTTGGCGTGTCAGATGGCGTTTTCGCCACTGGAGGTAAAAAGTGGCGGCATTGGGGTTTCAGATACCGGCGCTCAGCGATTAAGAAAAAATTAATCTCCCTTATTGAGCATGACCGGGTTCTCACCGGTAGAAGGAGCTGGTTTTTATGAGCAACGTAATCCCCCTCAAGAAATCTACCTATCTCCTGCCAGATGACGAATTCGAAGCCCTCCTGCAGGAAGTAATCATCCACGGCCGCAAGTTCCACGACTTCACCTGCTATCCGGCGGTGATGCGCAAGGTGCTTGGCGACGCACTGAAGAGAGACAAGCGCGATGGAGATACCGAAAGAGGGCCTTCGGCTTCATAAGAGCAACTTCAACGCCATCGGGCAACAGCTTCAACCTCTGCTCGAATCCGGCGAATGTTACCGGCTAACCCTTAAGCCGTGGAAAGACAAACGCAGCCTTTCACAGAACGCACTTTCCCATGTCTGGTACGAGCAGCTCAGCGAATACCTCATTCGCCGCGGCAAAACCATCGCTACCAAAGAGTGGGTAAAAGACGCCATGAAACACACCTACCTCGGCTATGAGCAGCGGGAAATGGTTGATGTTGTCACTGGCGAGAAAACCACAATCAACTCGCTTCGCCATACCTCAGATCTGGATACGGGAGAGATGCATTTCTTCCTGACGCAGGTAGAGGGCTGGGCATTAAACGTCGGCTGCAAGCTGATGGTGCCGAGCGACAGCGAATATCAGAAGCTGAAGGACAAACAAAACCAATGACCCCATTCACCGATATTGGCGCAGCCATCGAAGAAGCTGCGTGGCTCGCTTTCGTCCATAAGAAACCTCACTGCGTATACCAGCGCTTTGGCGGCCTGATGGAAGTGCAGCCAGAGAACCCCGATCGCAATCCAATGTACACAACCGGCGCGCCCGGCATCGTGACTACCGAATACAGGAGCGCAGCATGACCGGTAAGCGCCTCACAGAAAAAGAAATCAATGCAATACGCAAGATGGCTAAGACGATGTCGACGGCAGAAATAAGTCGCAAAACAGGTCGCTCTTATAGTGCGATTTACAGTGCTGCTGCGCGGCACGGAATTTCGTTCGAAGTCAGTTGTGTGCAGCACCACACTGGGTCAGAGGGAAGAGAGATTGTGCGTCTGCGCAACTCAGGCATGACGTACCCTCAGATAGCAAAGACGACGGGCGTAAACGTTTCATCCTGCCGGTATCTGTACAGGACTTACGCATGAGCAGGCAAAGGAAGTCGCCAACGCAAATCATCATGGATCACATGATATTCCTGCCCACCAAAAGAACCCGCAGCAAACGCAAGCCCATCCCATCAGCCAGTGAGGTAGTCACCTATGACCACTGTTATCAGCTGCTGAAAGCTAAATGGGATCGCATGAGGAAGTCACGATGAAAGGTACAAATGCTTACGACCTATATCACCTGCACCGAAAAGAGATTGACCGGCAGCACTATGCCTATGCACGCAACATCAGGGGAAGGCATTACCGAAACCAACTGAGGCCTTTTCTGCGCGCGCTCGACGACCGAATCAGGGCAAAGGTTTGGCCGCGAGGAAGAGCGTATCTGCGAGTGCTGAGGTATCTGTCATGAAAGAACGCTGCCAGCGCTGCTACACCATCCTCACAAGCGAAGATAAACATCACTACGGAGAAAATCATGCTTCCAATTGAGACCCAATGCGCAGACGAGCTTGCCGATGTTTTAGATTCAATCGGGGAGCGAGGTGAGGAGCCAATGCTTTACCTCCTGAGTTATCTGCATGGATACCTTGAGGCTGTAAGTGCTGGAGAGGAGAGAATCCCCTTTGTAATGGACCTAGGCGGGACCGGTCTTCGAATAGAAATTATTGACGATATGGATGAGTACGGAGACGAGCAATTTGGGAGGCTGCACTAATGGCTACTAATGCGAAAGAATGGAAATTGACTCATGACCGCTTAACTCATCTGTTCACTTATGACCAAAAAACTGGTGAGTTCGTGCGAAGGGTTTATCTCTGGGGCCCGGCACAAGCTGGAATGAGGGTAGGATCAAAGCATTCATGCGGCTATCTGGAATGCATGATTGATGGGGAGCGATACTTCCTGCACAGGCTGGCATGGTTTTACGTTCACAAAAAATGGCCAGATGGGGTGATTGACCACATAAACCATGACAGAAAAGATAACCGGATCTCAAACCTTAGAGATGTAAGCCCGCAAGGTAACGTGGTCAACTCTTCATTAAAATGTACAAATAAAACAGGACATAAAGGAATATATATATGCAGCAGGACTGGGAAATACGTAGCACAAATCACTTTCAATTATAAATGCAGGCATCTCGGAACTTTTGAGCTGTTAGAGCACGCCGTTCAGGCAAGGCAAGCGGCAGAAAAAGAAATCCATAAGCTGGTTTATGGAGGTGAAGATGACTGACTCCGACTGGATTGGGTTGTTTCTGCTGAGCATCATCATCGCTGGCTGCATGGGAGGGAGAAGGTAATGCTCAAAGCAAAATCGCTCGCAAAATTTCACCTGATTGCCGCTTTAGCCTGGGCCGTTCTGACGCTACCGACGCTGATTTGGTGGAAAGAGAGCATCCTCTGGGTTTCCCTGATGACCATCTACGCCATCGTTGTAGCTCACCTTGCGGCCTACAGTGCAGCGCACGCTGAGAAGGAGCAGAAGAGAAATGGCTAAAGGCATCAAGCCGCCGAAGCCGAAGACCTGCCCCATATGCTCTACCGAATACACCCCTCGAAGTTCTCTCCAGAAAGTCTGCCACAACTACAAATGCGCCATTGCGTTCAACAAGAAACGCGATGAGGAACTTGCTGCGCGTGATAAACGCAAGCAGGAGCGTCTACAGCGCGATGATTTGCGGCAACGAAGGGAGAGGCTCAAGGGCAAGCCGGAATGGAACAGAGAGGCTCAGGCAGCGGTTAACAGGTACATATTCTGGCGTGATTACGGCAAGCCCTGCATCTCATGCGGCCGGCAGCTCAATTACGGCGTTCGTGGCGGAGCAGTAGACGCAAGCCATTACCGATCGCGTGGTGCAGCACCATGGCTCCGCTTCAACGTTTTCAACAATAACGCTAGCTGCGTTCCCTGCAACAGAGACTTATCAGGCAATCCGATCCCCTACCGCATCAACCTCATCAAAAAGTACGGCATCGAGAGGGTTGAGCGCATCGAGCACGACAACACCGTACGCAAATTCGATATCGACTACCTGAAACGGGTGAAGAGCATCTTCACGCGGCGGGCACGTCATTACGAAAAATTGCGTAAGCGCCAGATGGAGATAGCAGCATGAGTGAATCCCTCAGGAAGAAATGGAAAATGCTGCGGCTGATGAAGCTGCGCGGCATGTACGAAATCAGAATGGAGAAAGAGTCATGAAGTTATGCGCAGCACCTGGTTGCGACCGAAAACATGCGGCACATGGATATTGCAACATGCACCGACAGAGGATGCTGAGGGAAGGGCATCTTGAGCTTAAATCAAGTCAGGTGAAAGAACTAAATCAACAAACGCTTCAGCAGCTTCTCCATTACCAAGCAGATACAGGAATATTTACTTGGAAGGTGAAGATAAAGGGGTGTGTAAATCCGGGAGATATTGCGGGGTGTATCGACAAACAGGGTTATAGGGTTATCCGAATATTCAACAAAAATAGAAAAGCGCATCGATTGGCATGGCTTTACGTTTATGGGGAACAACCCAAGCTTCTTGACCATATTGACCGAAATAGGTCAAACAACGCCATTTCAAATCTCCGCATAGCAACGCAGCGAGAAAATACGATAAACCGTTCATCTCTGAGTAATAACGCCTCCGGATTTACAGGTGTTCTCTGGCATGCGAAGGCAAAAAAATGGGAGGCGATGGTTACCGTAAAGGGGCAGAGAATTTATCTGGGGCTTTTTACTGACCCTTTTGAAGCTGCACAGGCGCGCGAGCAGTACTGCCAAAAAAATCTTGGCGAGTTTTATAAATCCGATCTCCGCAACACAGCAAAACTACTGGGGGTTAAGCATGCAATCTGACGCACTCGCACAGCTGGCGCAGGTAATGCGCAAATCAGACCTGAAGAAGCGATACCTCCACCCTGTAAAGCTCATCACTCCACTGCAGTCTGCATGGGTGCGCTGCCTGCTAGATATGTGGGGCGAGAAGTACGGCGGCCACGTTGGGCCCGACAGCGGCAAGGTAAGCGTGATAGGGCGGCTGATGATTCGTAAGGAGTGGAACGACAGGGAGTCAGAGCGAATTATGGAAGTGGTGGAGAGCTTACATCAGCAGGGATACCGCGGTGATGACCTGTTCATCAAGGCAAAGCAAATCATTAACCCGCAGAACTCAGTCAGCAATCTTCTCGAGCGCGCCAACGAGCAAGAAGATGCCGACCTGGTTGAAACTGTAATCTGCCGTCTCTTTGCACCAAATAACCCGATCCGACATGTAGCAATTAAATACTACTGCGAGCGCAAATGCTCGCAAGATATCGCGGTAGAGCTGGCGAGGCTCACCGGCATCGATAGTCAGTCAGCGTGGAGGCGCATTAAGTGGTGCAGAGAGCTACTTGAAGCAAGCGTATTTCACGCTATCGTGTTCGAACTGGAGGCTAACAAGCAGAAGATTGCAGCTTAAATCGGAGAACTCGCAAAAATAATTTGAAAACACAAAATGAAAGTGCTAGAGTTCTGATATGCTCGCGGCAGTAGTCGTTGAGCAGTCAGTTCCATCACTATCTTGTGGATTCCAAAGAGCCTCACGACCTCACCAGTCGGTGGGGCTTTTTTACGTTCTTCGCAACGGCAAGGGTTATTGGTGGGTGCTTTCGAGCGCCTTAGAGACGCCGATTGCTCTTGGCCGTTGTGGTGAATTCGCAGGCTGATGCGCGGAAAGGAATGGCGACCTGTGCTCCTGCCATTTCAAATAATTGTCCATATGCCGGAGATCAGCACCGGCCACCACAACCAAATAAGCTCTGGGCAGACGTGCCAGGCCATTAATCGCAATTGCGTCAGAGCATCAAATTACAAGAGGTCGCCTATGAGCGGCCTTTTTCTGTTTAGCGACCTCCCGAATCCAAATCGTATTTCCCTGGCTGTGTGGGGAGGATCGCTCTTTTCTACGACGGATAGCCGCAATCGCGGCGTTCTCATTGTGATCAACTAAAGCTGCGTCGGGCATTTAGCGGCGGGAAGGCTCGAGGGGAGTTTCTCAGGTGACAGTGAGAAGTTTAACTCGGCTTGTTCTGTTCACAATGTCATCAATTCCTAAACAGAGTGAGCCTCCAGTTGGGGGATAGGATGAAGCGACGCATGCCTTACAAATCAGATCCGGGCGTACTGGCTGCAATGATAGCGCTGGGCATGACACTGCTTGGTGCAATAGCAGCATACGCCTACAAAGTTTTAAGCGGGGAAGCCTTCAGCTGGCGAACCCTGTGCCTTCAGGTAATTGTCTCTCTCTTTGCCGGCCTTCTGATGATGCTGCTCGCCAACTACTGGCAGTGGCCGCAAGAAGTGACTGGCGCTATCTGCGGTATGGCTGGCTGGTCTGGCTCATCGCTTATCAAGGCTCTTGAAAAGCGTTTCCTGCAAAAAGCAGCGGGGGATGCGGGAGTTGCAGAATGATTACCCGTGACCAGTTCAAGAAAGCCACCGCAATTAGCGATGCGCTGGCGACCAGATGGTATCCGCACCTGACTGCTGCGATGGAGGAATTTGGGATCAACACTCCAAAGCGCCAGGCATATTTCATAGCCCAAATCGGAACGGAATCGGGCGGGTTCACTGTAGTGAGCGAAAGCCTGAATTACTCAGTCGCCGGGCTCGCCATCTTCGGCGCACGCCTCACTGCAGCTCAGCGAGAACAACTTGGGCGTAAGCCGGGAGAGCCGGCCCTTTCTCAGCAGCGTCAGGCAGCTATTGCCAATCTGGTTTATGGCGGGAGATACGGTAATAACCTGAACGGCGACGGATGGAAGTATCGCGGTCGCGGGCTGAAGCAAGTGACCTTCCATGATAATTACGAAGTGTGCGGAAAAGCCTTAAACCTTCCGCTGCTGACTAATCCTGATTTACTGCTGGAAGATGCTAATGCCGCGCGATCGGCTGGCTGGTTCTGGCATGCTAACGGCTGTAACCGATTTGCCGACGCTTCGGACATTACCGGACTGACCCGCAGGATTAACGGCGGGACAAACGGACTTCCTGATCGCATCGCGCGCACTAAGGTTGCAGAGCAGGTGCTTGTATGACAGGAAAAGCAAGAATGGCCCGTTATCGCCGATTCATCCCAACTCTGTTTGCAGTGGTCATCATCGGCTTTGTGGGAAAGCTCTGGTACGACAATGTGAACCTCACGGAGCGCAACAACCGCCTGCGTGAGCAATTCATTCTGGCGAATGAGCGGAACATGAAGTTTGCGGAAGGCATCGGTCCGATTACGAAGCGGATCGACAGCCTGGCTACAACTCTGGATGAAGAAACCCGTCGCCGGTCAACAGCCGAAGCCCGTGCTAACTCGCTACAGAAAGAAAACGAGTTTCTGCGCAGCACCGGCAAGTGCTCTATCGCTATCGATCCGAACGCGGTGCAGAAGGGTGCTAAAGACCCCAGCGCCGTAATTATCCAGGCTGCGCCAGCGGAGCAGTGATATGGACCTGACCCGGATTAAGTGGGGCGCGGTAACTGTCGGAGCACTGCTCCTGCTGGTCATCGCACTCTGCGTCACCGTAAAGCTCCAGTCCTCATCCAAAGCGCTGCTTACTCAGCAGAACGAGCAGCTGAAGCAGGAAAAGACATCAGCCGAAGCGATCACGACTAACGTCCTGAGGGCTACGGCACTGTACAACGACATCGCCCAGGCAACCCACGATGATAATCAGGCCAGCAATGCAGAAAGCGAGCAAAGGGTGGTTGTCATCCGGGAGGCGCTTAAGGGCGACGGCTGCGCTGTGCAGCCTGTTCCTGCTGCCGCTGTTAACCAGCTGCGCGCGCACCGAGACAAAGTACGTTCAGGTTCCGCCAGTACAGATACCAGTAAGCCTGCTGGCTGACTGCGAAGTGCCGCTTATCCCTGACCCTTTTACATGGGGCGACAGCGTAGAGCTGAATGAGCGCCTTCTTAACTCGCTGGCTAACTGCAACCGCGATAAGGCGGCTATCCGCAAAATCGAACTGGAACGGCAGAAATGAAAATCCTCGAATGGCTGAAAAGCCTGTTCATCCATCCCAAAGAAGAGAGCACCGAAATGTCAGAACCACTGAATGATGCAGCAACCGCACAGCCTGTAGCAGCAGCCGCAGCAGTAGCACCGCCCCCGGCAGCTGAAGTGAAAGCAGGTGTGCAGGACTTCGAAGCGGCACTGGCGTTTGTAGAGAGCGGCGTGTCTCAGTTGGGCGCAGCGGCTAAAGATGAATTGAAAGCTCTGGCAGTTAAATATCTCTGATGCCATTACAGAAGCCACTCAATGAATGGCTTCGATAATGCTGTCAATTAGGATTTTCTATCTGCTAACAGGTCGATGCCTGAAGCATTAATGCGAGTAAGGTGAGCGCTAACGGTCCAGCCCGGCGTGTAGGGGTCATATTTCATGTCTGTATCGATGATGCCTTTTTCCCAGAGATATAAAAGGTGAGCATCAAGGATAACGTCTGAGCCGAGCTCTTCAGTTAACTCCCTGTACCCCTCGGATTCCAGCATTAATGGATAGACATCCTGTAGTTTTTCCAGAATGGTTTTGATGTGTTGCTTTGATAATTCCATAGTAATGAACCTTGCTGTGTGAGATGCCAAATGCATCAGCATTAATATATATAAACGTGACTAACAATACAGGATAAAAAATGGCCGCACCAAAGGGTAATCGGTTTTGGGAGGCCCGCAGTAGTCATGGGCGTGACCCAAAATTCGCGTCATCCGATGATCTGTGGGCTGCATGTTGCGAGTATTTTGAGTGGGTAGATGACAACCCGTTATGGGAAGGAAAGGCTTTCTCATATCAAGGTGAGATCATAAAGACAGATATGCCCAAGATGCGAGCCATGACTCTTTCGGGGCTTTGCATATTTCTGGATATAGCTCGTTCAACCTGGTCTGAGTACAGCAAGAAAGAAGATTTTTCGAATATCACCACGCGCGTCGAAGAAATCATATTCGACCAGAAATTCTCAGGCGCAGCTGCTGATCTGCTCAATGCAAATATTATTGCCAGAGACTTAGGGCTAAAGGATCAGGTTTCGAATGAGCATACAGGCAAAGATGGTGCTCCGGTAAGAATGGATGTAACCAGCATGACGCCGCAGGAAGCAGCAGAGCAGTATAAAAAACTAATGGGTTAGATATGCCAATACCATTCCCTTTCGACTTCAAGAACCCGGATTACACTCAGGTTTTTGAGTGGCGGATGGAGAGGCTACAGCGCATCCGCGCCAACCCAGCGATGCTGCCCGCGCTGAAGGCGTTTTACCGGGATAATCCAGCTCAGTTCATCATCGACTGGGGCATGACGACCGACCCGCGAAACCTCGACTACGGCCTACCGGTAACCATTCCCTTTCTGCTATTCCCTAAACAGGAAGAGTGGATCGACTGGATAATGGATCGACGTCGCAGCATGGAGAACGGCATCACTGAAAAGAGCCGTGAGATGGGCCTCAGCTGGACATCTATTGGCCTTGCGTGCGCCCTGTGCCTGTTCAACAAGGAAATGGTGATTGGCTTCGGCTCCCGCAAAGAGGAGTACGTGGACAGCACCGGCGACCCAAAGGCTTTATTCTGGAAAGCCCGCAAATTTGTTGAGACGCTGCCTGTAGAGTTTCGCGGCAACTGGAGCGAGAAAAAGCACGCGCCTTACATGCGAGTTGAGTTTCCTGAAACAGGTGCGGTGCTCAAAGGCGAGGCTGGCGACAATATCGGGCGTGGTGACCGTACAACGCTTTACTTCGTGGATGAGGCGGCGTTTCTACAGCGACCATTGCTGATTGATGCCGCACTGTCGCAAACCACGCGATGCCGTATCGACCTGTCATCAGTAAACGGTATGTCGAACCCATTCGCGCAGAAGCGCCACGGCGGACGTATCCCGGTATTCACTTTCCACTGGCGCAGTGATCCGCGTAAAGACGATGCCTGGTATCAGAAAGAGTGCGCGAAAATCGATAACCCTGTTGTTGTTGCGCAGGAGCTTGATCTGAATTACAGCGCATCTGCTGAAGGTGTCCTGATTCCTAATGAGTGGGTACAGGCCGCCGTGGATGCCCACATAAAATTGGGTATCACTCCAACCGGCCAACGGCTCGGAGCAATGGATGTTGCCGATGAAGGCCGGGACAAAAACGCATTTTCACGCCGCCACGGTTTCCTGCTTGAAGAAGTGGACGAGTGGTCTGGTGTTGGCAGCGACATTTACAGCTCAGTTGTGAAGGTGTTCGGCCTGTGTGACCACAACAATCTTGAAGCGTTCCGCTTCGACGAGGACGGTCTGGGTGCTGGCGTGCGCGGCGATGCAAAAGCTATCAACGAATTGCGACAGCCTGAGGGGCGACCCTATATTCTCGCAACTCCTTTCCGAGGTAGTGGCGCGGTATTCGATCCCGATGGTGAAGCAGTCAAAGGCGATAATGGTCAGCCATCGCGCCTGAACAAAGACTTATTTGCTAACGCTAAAGCCCAGAGCTGGTGGCACCTTCGGAAACTTTTTCGCAACACCTTCCGCGCTGTTCAGGGCATGGAATACAACCCTGATGAAATCATTTCTCTTAGCAGCAGCATAACCAATAAAGACAAGCTGATCGTCGAGCTATCCCAGCCGACCTACTCCATTAATGGGGTGGGTAAAATCGTCGTGGATAAGCAGCCGGAAGGAACCAAGTCACCTAACCTGGCCGACTCGGTGATGATCAGTTACGCACCAATGGAAACATCACTCGATATCTGGGCGCAACTTGGCAGAGGCTGAACATGTCCGAAACACAAAACGTGTCGCAGCCTGTACCGACGCGTGACAGTTATGAAAATTTTGTCGCCCGCATGGGCGTTAATGAATCGAACCAGTCCGGCGCTGGCACTTACCGTAACAACTGGACTTCGCGTAACAGGCTGCTGATTGAGCAGGCCTACCGCTCGTCCTGGCTGGTGGGTGCAGGCGTTGATGCGATTCCCGATGACATGACCCGTAAGGGCGTCACCATCACCTCCAAGCTGGAAGATGGTCGCAAGAAGCAGCTCGATAACGCATGGGACGAGATGGCGCTCTGGGAGGCGCTCAACGACACGCTGAAATGGGCGCGCCTCTTTGGTGGCGCTGTGGGCGTCATCCTGATTGATGGTCAGAACTACTCAACGCCACTACGCATTGATGCTATCGAGCCAGGCGCGTTTAAAGGTGTCATGGTGATGGACCGCTGGATGTTGAGCCCAACCACAGAGCGTCGTGTTACTGAGATGGGGCCGGATTTCGGCATGCCAGAATTTTATAAGGTTGTGACGTCTGCCACCGGTATTCCACCATGGCGCATTCATCATTCCAGGCTGATCCGCTTCGACGGTATCCCATTGCCTTATCAGCAGCGCCTGACCGAAAACGACTGGGGCATGTCGGTTATTGAGCGCTGTTTCGATCGCCTGCTGGCTTTCGACAGCACCACTACCGGCGTTGCCCAGCTGGTATATAAGGCGCATCTGCGAACCTACAGCATTGATGGCCTGCGAAAGCTGCTGGCTATGGGCAAAGACAGCCCGATGTTCAAAGGGCTAATGGCCCATATGGATATGATCCGCGAGTACCAGAGCAACGAAGGCATGACAATCATGGACGCGGCCGACAAATTCGAAGCGCACACCTACTCGTATGCCGGGCTGAGCGATGTGCTGGCGCAGTTCGGGCAGCAGGTGTCCGGCGCGTTCGGCATTCCGCTGGTCCGCCTGTTCGGCCAGTCTCCGGCTGGTTTCTCAACTGGCGATACCGACCTGTCGAACTACTACGACAACGTGTCGACGCAGCAGGAGCGAAAGCTTCGCCGCCCGATTCGCAAGCTGTTCGAAGTGCTGCATATGAGCCTTTTTGCTCAGCCGTTGCCTGATGACTTCACGTTCGAATTTAACGAGCTGTGGCAGACGCCGGACAGCGAGCGCGCGGATACGGCCAATAAGGTCGTCGACGCCACGGTGAAAGCCGTCGATGCGGGATTGATGACCGAGAAAGCCGGGGCGCAGCACCTGCAGGAAACGGCTCGTGTAACCGGGCTGGGTGGCACCATCAGCGACGAGGATATTGATAATGCCAGTGACATCCCGGCGCCGACGGAGGCCGACCTCGATAACGTCGAAGCCACCGAACCTGAAGCGCGCCGAGACGCAGCTGCGAACACAGCTACGACAGATAGCGCGTACGGTGGGGGCAATCGTCGAGGGTTCCTACGATGGTTCAAACGATAGCGTAACGGACATCCTCGACAGGCTGGAGCGCTATGCCGACCTGATAGAGCCATGGGCGGAAGCAGTATCAAGCCGCCTGATAGGCACGCTGGAAGTGGCCGACGATGCAATGTGGCGTGACAGGTCGCAGCGTATCTCTGCCGGGCTTCGTGACCTGATGAACTCCGGCACTGGTGCCGTTACGCGCAGTATCATCGACGAGCAGGTAAAACTGTTCAAATCGCTCCCCCTGCAGGCTGCCGATCGCGTTTACGACATCCACAATCAGGCGATTGAAGCTGTGGTGTCAGGTAAGCGCTCCAGCACACTGGCGCAGGAAATCATGCGTACCGGCGAGGTTACTGAGGCGCGGGCGCGAACCATCGCCCGTACCGAGGTTGGCCGGGCATCAACTGCAATCACCCAGGCGCGCTCCACCGCCATCGGCTCCCGCGGCTATATCTGGCGAACGGCCGATGACAGCGACGTGCGCCACTCCCACAGGCAGATGGAAGGCCGGTATGTCGACTGGGCTAAACCGCCCACACTGGACGGAATGACCGGGCACGCTGGCCAGTTCCCCAACTGCCGCTGCTACTGCGAAGTTGTCGTCCCCGAGGACTAACGATGCAATATTTCTTCACTACGCGCCTCGGCAATACTCGTTTTGAGATGGCCGATGGCTCGCTGCTGTGCAAAGACGTGCCGATCGCCCGCACCGGCGCGCAGGTCTACGACGAGAGCGAACTCGAAGGGCTAATCGGCGATGAGGATGGCGAGATCGTCGTCACCCGCGACGCTGACGAAGTGTTCCGCCCCGAAACGCTCGCCTCGTTCGAAGGCATGGCCTTCACGCTGGGCCACCCGAAAGACATGGTTAATCCGGGCAACTGGAAAGACTACGCCCACGGGCATATTCAGAACGTCCGCCGCGGCACCGGCGACCAGTCGGATTTAATGCTGGGCGACATTCACATCAAAACCGCCGAAGCCATCCTGCAGGTAATGAACGGCCTCGAGCAGATTTCTATGGGCTACGACGCCGACTACGAGCAGAAGGGGCCGGGTCAGGCGCGACAGCACTCAATTATCGGTAACCACTGTGCGGGCGTCCCCAATGGTCGCGCAGGCATTCGCTGTTCAATTGGAGATAGCAATACAATGGCAAAAACAAAACAGGGCTGGCTTACCCAGCTGAAACGGGCGATTAAAACCAAGGACTCTGCAACCGTGGAAGACCTGGTGGCAAACGCACCTGACGAACTGATTGAGCCGGAACTGGACTTGCCACGCGAGCTCAATATCACGATCAACCCCGCGCAGCCGCTGCCACCGAATAAAGAGCTCGGCGGCCTGACCACCGACGAAGGCGGCGAAGGCGGCGCGCAGACTACCAGCGAGCTTGAAGCGAAAGTCGATGCGCTGACAATGCTGGTTCAGCAGCTGATCAACCCGACTTCTACGGCAACCGTCGACAGCGACGATCCGGAGGAGAAGGAAGAGAAAACCCGCGCAACTACCGATGCTGCTTATCATCAGGGCGTCGTGGCGCGCGCTGAGCTTATTCTGCCTGGCGTAAAGCTGCCGGAAGGCGGCAAGCTGGCTGCGTTTAAGCGCTCCACCATGGACGCGGCATTCAAAACGCCGGAAGGTCAGGCGCTGCTGGCTCCGTTGGTAGGCGCTTCGCCTGACTTCGCCAAAATGCCGAAGGCAACGCTGGACGCGGTGTTCGTATCCGCCAGTGAAATCGCCAAGGCACGCAACAGCGCGCCAGCCTCTGCTCCGCGCGCATCGTTTTACGATGCCTCTAACAAAAACTCTCCGGCTGCTCTGAACAAAGCATTCGCCGCCCACTGGAATAAATAAGGGATAACCCATGACCGCATATCTGTACCGGATGCCAGTCGGCATCGCCGGGGCTATCTCACGCCCGCAGGATCTGACCACTGAGCCGGTAATTCTGGACTCAACCAACACTTTCATCGCTTACGGCCTGGTTGGTAAAGACAGCGCGGATGGAAAATTCATCCCGCTGGCTGCTTCTGACGCGGCAACGGTTATCACCGGCCTGTACGTGCGTCCTTACCCGACCACCTCAACGCCTGACATGGTTCGCCAGGTCGGTACTGGCAAGAACTTCACCGGTGACGTGATGAAACGCGGTTACATGACCGTGAACATTGGCAGCACCGCAGTTGGCCTGACCAAAGGCGCGCCGGTTTACGTACGCAACGCCAACCCGACCGACGCCAGCCCGCTGGGCGCAATTCTGGGCGCGGCTGTTACCGACGAAACCGTCGTGCTGCCGAACGCTGTTTTCACTGGCGCAGGCGATGCCGCTGGCAACGCTGAAATCGCATACAACATCTAAGGGAAACGCTAAATATGTACACTTTTGACCAAGCCACTCTCGACGGCACTGGCGCTTTCCTGGTTGGCGAGCTTGAGCGCCTCGATCAGGAACTGAATATGCCCCTGGTTGGGTATACGTGGTCGCGCGACATTCAGCTGCGTGAAGACGTGTCGATCGCCGATGACATCAGTTCTTTCACCAACTCTACTTTCGCTGCTGCTGGTACGCCGAATCCGAACGGTAAAAACTGGATCGGCAAAGACTCCACCGCCATTGCTGGCCCGAACGTCGACATCGCAAAAACCGGCTTCCCGCTGACCCTGTGGGGCATGGAACTGGGCTGGACTGTTGTCGAGCTGGCCGCCGCCGCAAAAGTCGGTCGCCCGATCGACACCCAGAAGTTCGATGCGATGCAGCTGAAATGGAACATGGACACCGACGAGCAGGTTTATCGCGGTGACAGCCAGCTGGGCGTGAAAGGTCTCGTTAACTACAACGGCGCCGCAGTAACCAACGCTCCGAAGACGTGGGCAACCTCCACGCCTGACGAAATCCGCGCGTCAATCAACCTGCTGCTCTCGAATGCATGGGCTGCGTCTGGTTACACCATCGTCCCGCGCGACCTGCTGCTGCCTCCTGAGCAGTTTGCTCTGCTGTCCAGCATCATCGTTTCGTCAGCCGGCAACCAGTCACTGCTGACCTACCTGCGCGAAAACACGATCGCATTCCATCAGAACGGCGTTCCGTTGAATATCCGCGCGGTGAAATGGTTGAAAGGCGCAGGCGTTGGCGGCACTGACCGCATGATGGCTTACACCAACGATAAGAAGTTTGTTCGCTTCCCGATGGTTCCGCTGCTGAGCGTGCCGGTGCAGTACCGCGGCATTTATCAGCTGACCACCTACTACGGCAAGCTGGGCGCTGTTGAGTCTCCGTACCCGGAAACCATGGCGTATCTGGACGGCATCTAACCGATTCGGCCCCGAAAGGGGCCAACAGGAGCAACAAATGGCTAAGAAGACGATCCGCGTCCACACCCCGTTTAACTTCACCTCTGAAGACGGCACCAGTCAGCACTTTGCGGCAGGCGAACATACCGTTGACGATAAAGTGGCAGATCACTGGTTTGTCACTGCGCACTCTGACGTGACAGGCAAAGCGAAAGCCAGCGCTGACGCGAAAGAGTTCCAGGCGCAAATCGACAGCCTGAACACGCAGCTGGAGGAGAAAGACAAAGCGAATGGCGATCTGCAGCAAGCGCTGGCGGATAAAGACCAGGCTATCGCCGACCTGACCGCGCAGTTGGCAGCTCTGCAGGCGCCCGTAATTGACCCGGCAGCGGAAGGTGATGCTGATGGCAAGAAACCGAAACCTGCCGACAGCAAGTGATTTCCGCCGCGACTTCCCGCAGTTCGCTGACACCACTAAGTACCCTGACGCAGTAATCCTGTTCCGCCTTAACCTCGCCGATATGCTGATTGATGGCTCCGCCATGGGGGACATGTTCCCTTATCTGGCGGAGCTTTTTGTCGCGCATTACATGGTGCTGAATGCGGCGGATACGGCGTCCAGTTCGCTGGGTGGTGCTGGCGGCGCTACGAGTGGTGTAGTTGCTTCCAAGTCGGTGGATAAGGTCAGTGTGAGTTATGACAACAGCTCAACGCTTAACGCTGATGCGGGATTCTGGAACTTCTCGCGCTACGGCGCTGAGTTCTGGCAGCTGCTGATGCTCTTCGGATATGGCGGTATTCAGCTATGAAATCAGGCCTGACCATTCGCGCCGATTCCGCGCAAAGCATTCTGGACGCCCTTAAAACCCTCGCTAACAAGGATGTTCTGGTGGGCATCCCGGAATCGAAAGACGAGCGCGATGATGGTGATATCGGAAATGCGGCGATCGGCTACATCAATGAGAACGGCTCACCGGCGCAGAACATTCCGCCGCGGCCCCATCTCAAGCCCGGCGTGAAGTCGGTTGAGCAGGATTTCATGCCGCACCTGAAGGCAGCGGCGCAGAAAGCGCTGGAAGGCAACGAAGAAGGCGCGGTGACGTCGCTCGACCGGGCCGGGACGGTAGCAGCCAACGGGGTAAAGCGATACATCACCATCACCGGCTTTACCCCCCTGGCGGATGCCACGATCGCCAACCGTCTCCGGCGCGGCCGTACCGGCAACAAGCCGCTCATCGATACCGGGGAATACCGCCGCTCAATCACGCACGTTGTGAGGGATAAAGATGCCGACACTTGATGTCAGTGACGTGTTGCTGTCGCCGGAATTTTACGATCCTAACCTCTGGTACAGGCGCAATAGTCAAGTTGTTGATGATGATGGGTTTCCCACAAACACACCAGTAAGGCGTCAGTTTGGCGGAGTAGTAACTGTTGATCGTTCACTTGAAGCTAAGCGTATGCAGGCAGGTCAGGTTGTGGCGGGGGCGATATTAATCGTAACTCAGACTCGATTGATTAACGGTAAGACCTCATTTGATGCCGACATTGTCGAATATGAAGGGGCTGATTACCGCGTCACCTTTGTAGACCCTTACCCGAGATACGGCGCTGGCTTCGTCCAGGCACATTGCGAACTGCAGCCATTCGATGGAGGTCCGGGTGAGTAACAGCAGCACATCAGCCGGTTACCTGACGCCCATCAGCGCGCCGCAGGCTTACGACGAGGCGCTGGAGCGCGAACTCAGCCAGTGGGTGCGAGCATTGTCGGGCCTTCCGGCAGGCATGGTTCGCCCGCGCTGGACAGCGACACAGGCCGCTATTCCTGCTGCCGACGTGAACTGGTGCGGGTTTGGCATTATCGGTTTCACTGCCGACGATGGCCCCTCATTCGTGCGGCAGACCGATGACAGTAATCAGCTGTGGCGCCATGAGGTGATCGAAACGCTCGCCTCGTTTTACGGTCCGCAGAGCCAGTCCATCGCGACGCTGTTCCGTGACGGGCTGACGGTTGAGCAGAACAACGAAACCCTCAAACAGAACGAGCTGTCTCTCGCTGATTACAGTGAACTGACCGCTTTTCCCGAGCTCATCAATAACCAGTGGGTGCGCCGGTACGACATCACCGTGCGCCTGCGCCGCAAAGTTATCCGCGATTACGGCATCAAATCTCTGGTCAGCGCGCCAGTATCATTCTTTGGAGATTAATCTATGGCACAGGGCTTACCTGTATCCAACGTTGTAAACGTTGATGTGATCATGTCGCCTACCGCGGCGACGGGTCGTAATTTCGGTTCACTGCTCATTCTCGGCACATCCACTGTTATCCCTGTGTCAGAGCGCATCCGCCTCTATACCGGATCGGAAGATATCGGCACTGACTTTGGCGAAGACAGCCCGGAGTATGCTGCCGCGCTGGTGTATTTCTCTCAGTCACCGCAGCCGACGCAGGTTTATGTGGGTCGCTGGGCCAAAACTCTGGCTACCGGGGAAACCGGCAGCGTAGAGACGCTGGCGCAGGCTATAAGCGCAGTTCTGCAGTTCACCAACTGGTATGGGCTGGGCATTGCCGATGACGAAGACCTCACCGCAGCCGAGATCACCGCGACCGCCGCCGCAATTCAGGCATCAAGCCTCAGTCGCGTGTTTGCCGTAACGTCTGACGATTCCGGAATTATCGACTCAGCGTCTACCACTGACATCGCATCAACGCTCAAAGCCGCTGGCTACGGCCGCACCTTTGTTCAGTATTCGACGAAGAGCAAATATGCGGCGCTGTCTGCATTCGGGCGCGCGTTTACCGTCAACTTCACCGGCAACAACACCACGATCACGCTGAAGTTCAAAACCGAGCCGGGCGTGACGTATGAAACCCTGACCAGCTCGCAGGCGGCAGCGGTCGATGCGAAAAATGCCAACGTTTACGTTTACTACGCGAATGACACGGCAATCCTGCAGCAGGGCGTGATGGCTAACGGTGATTTCTTCGATGAACGCCACGGCCTGGACTGGCTGCAGAACTACGTGCAGACCAATCTCTTCAACCTGCTGTACACCTCAACCACCAAAATACCGCAGACAGAGGCCGGTATTACGCGCCTGCTGTCGAATGTCGAGCAGTCACTGGATCAGGCTGTGTCGAATGGTCTGGTCGCTCCAGGTGTATGGAATGGCGGCGATATCGGTCAGATCACTGCAGGCGACACGCTGACGAAAGGCTATTACGTATATGCGCAGCCGCTGTCTTCTCAAGCGCAGGCTGACCGGGAAGCACGCAAGGCTCCGCTTATTCAGGCGGCAATCAAACTGGCTGGCGCGATTCATTACGCCGACGTTCAGATCAACGTTGTTCGCTAAGGGGACATAAATGGCGACTTATTCTTTTATGGACGTCGTCGCGTCCCTTACCGGACCGACTGGCTCTATCGACCTCGGCTATGGCTCTGCTAACTCCGAGGAAGGCATTACCGTCACCATGACGGAATCCAAAAACACCATGACGATCGGCGCTGATGGCGAGGTGATGCACAGCCTCCACGCAGGTAAAAGCGGCACCATGACAGTTACGCTGCTTAAAACCTCCCCGGTCAACAAAAAGCTGTCCCTGATGTACAACGCACAAAGCCAGTCCTCGGCACTGTGGGGCAACAACGTCATCGTTCTGCGTAACCATGCGTCAGGCGATATCACGACTGCACGCTCGGTCGCGTTTCAGAAGCAGCCAGACCATGCAGACGCCAAAGTGGGCAATACCAAATCTTGGGTGTTCGACTGCGGCAAAATCGACCAAGTTCTCGGGGAGTTCTAACGGATGGAATTTGAAATCAAAGGCCTGCAGTACCGCACGGCAAAGCTCAGCGTATTCGATCAGCTCAAAGTTTCCCGCAAACTGCTACCGGTTCTGGCCGGGATGCTGGCTGATTTTCAGAGCATCAAAGCCGCAGCAGAAGGCGGTGACGTTTATAAGGCGATGGAAACCGCGTTGCCGAAAATCGCAGACTCACTGGCGGACATGTCAGAAGAGGATACCAACGCGATCATCTTTCCCTGTCTGTCGGTAGTATCCCGACAGAACGGTAAAGGTTGGTCGCCTGTTATGTCGCAGGGAACCCTGATGTTCGACGACATCGACCTGATGAGCATGTTGCAGATGGTTGGTCGGGTGGTAGGCGACAGCCTGGGAAATTTTTTGCCCGCACTCCCCGCCAGCGAGACTGCGCCCCAGTAAGCGGCCTGACGCTGGAATCACTTCCTGATGGCGAAGATTTTCTGATGCGCCCGGTCGATGCCGGGTACATCAGCTATTCCGCCCTGAAGGATGGCTCAGTTGACCTTGCAGACATCGCCCGGATGAACGACTGGCTCGACCTTAAGGCAGACAACAATAACCGCATAGAGCGCTGGAGAGAGGCAAATGAACGCTGAGACTATCAAGGATTTTCTGGTAAGCCTCGGCTTTCAGGTTGATGAGGCTGGTGCTCGAAAATTTGATGCGGTCATCGCCGGAACAACCGCTCAGGCAGTAAAACTGGGTGTGGCTGTAGAGGCAACAGCTCTTTCAGTCGTCGCCTTTACTGCGAAAATCGCCAGCGGCCTCGACCAGCTTTACTGGGCTTCTCAGCGCACAGGAGCGACGGTCGCTGGCATTCAGGCGATTGGATATGCCGCGTCTCAGGCAGGGTCGAGTGCAGAAGCCGCGCGCGGCTCGCTGGAAAGCCTCTCGCGCTTTATGCGTAACAACCCCGGCGCCGAAGGTTTCCTGAATCGTCTGGGCGTACAGACGCGTGATGCCAGCGGCAACATGCGGGATATGGCGTCCATCTTCACTGGCGTCGGCCAGCAGCTGAGCAAAATGCCTTACTACCGCGCAAATCAGTATGCGCAGATGCTGGGCATTGATGAAAACACCCTGATGGCAATGCGGCGCGGGCTGGGCCAGTTCAGCGCTCAGTATACGCAGATGGCAAAGGCTATCGGCTTTAATGCTGACCAGGCTGCTGTCAGCTCTAACCGCTTTATGACGTCTCTGCGCGCATTCGGCCAGATGGCAGGGATGGCGCGCGACAAGATCGGCTCTAACCTGGCTGAGGGGCTTGCTGGCTCAATCGACACGCTCCGCAAGCAAATCGTCGACAACTTCCCGAAGATTGAGCAGACGATTACCAGCGGCGTGAAGGGCATCCTGTGGCTTGCTGAGGTCATCGGTCGTGTCGTGTACCGGCTGATACAGGCTGGTGGTGACATCATGCAGTGGTGGTCGTCGCTGGACAAGTCGACGCAGCGCCTGATTGAAGTATTCGGCGCGCTCGTCATCGCCTGGCGCATCCTGAATGGTGCGTTCCTGATGTCCCCGATAGGGATTATTACTGCTCTCGGCCTTGCCATTCTCGCGCTGTACGATGATTACAAAACGTGGAAGGAAGGCGGACAGTCGCTTATCGACTGGAAGGAGTGGGAGCCTGATATCAAGGCCGCCCAAAAAGGTATTGAAAACTTCGCTAACAGCGTAAAAGACCTCGCTAAAGAAGTGGCGAACCTTTTTGGCATTGATCCAAAGGAATGGAGCCTTAAATGGGACTTCAGCAACCTTACCCATAACCTCGATGAAATGGCCAAGATGCTGAAGATGATCGGCGACTTGCTTCATGCAATTGAGGATGGGCGCTGGTCGGACGTATCGTCTATCGGCAAACAGTTGCTGAAACAGGGAAGCGATCAGCCTGACGCGCTACCTGGTGTAACCAAAAATGCATTAGAAACACGACAAAAAGCAATTGGCTTTTGGGATCAGGTCAAGGAACGCTGGAGCGCAGGTGGTTGGTATAATGCCAAAAATGCACCTAAGCCTACCAAAGATGGCGCGGCACTCCTTGGATGGATGAAGCCTGCACTGGATAAACTTGAGCAGGTCTATCGCTTACCAGAGGGGCTGCTGCGAAGCGTTGCGATAACCGAATCCGCAGGAAATCCTAATGCCATGTCTGGCGCTGGCGCACAGGGTCTGTTTCAGCTGATGCCCGGCACGGCTAAGGATTTGGGGCTGCGTGGCAATGATGCATTCGATCCGATGAAATCGGCCCAGGCTGCGGCGAAATATCTTTCTCAGCTGCTTAAAGCCAGTAATGGCGGCCTTCCCAAAGCGCTCGCGTCTTATAACTGGGGTATCGGTAACGTGCAGAAGCATGGCATGGCGCTAATGCCGGAGGAGACCCGGAACTATATTCCGCGTGTTCTCAGCAATATGCCATCTGCCGGCGCACCGACAATCAGCCAGGAAACCAATATTCATATTCACGGCGTGAGTGATCCGGGTCAGGCTGGCAAAGCCGTAGCTGACCAGCAAACCTCCGTTAATTCTCGCCTCAGTCAAACACTGGCTACAGGTCCGCGCTAATGGATATTCTCTCTACGCTGTTTTCACTGCAAAGCCGCAAGATAGGGCTGATAGTGCCTGACGTGGTTATTTCGGAGAAACATAGTGACACGCTTGAAATCACCGAGCATCCGGTAGAAGACAAGGCGCCAGTGGCTGACCATGCTTTCCGGCGCCCTTCGGATTTGGTGATGGAAGTTGGCTTTTCCGGTGGTGGCTCGTTACTCGATTTGCTCGATACATCATCAATTGGCCTTAGCCTTGGACTGAGCCCGAAGGAAGTGTACAAGGAGCTTCTCGACCTGCAGCGCAGCCGTGTTCCGTTCAGCGTCACAACCGGCAAGCGGATTTACAGCAATATGCTTATTCGCGTTCTGGACGTGACCACCGATAAAACGACAGAGAATGTATTGTCAGCAACACTGACGCTCAGGGAGGTTTTAATCACCCAAACCCAGAGTGTAAACGTTGCAGACAAAGGAAAAATGACGGAGGGAGTTAGCACCTCTGAAGTTCAAAATTCCGGCGTTAAATCCACTATCCCTGGAGACGATGCTTCGTTCCTTCAAAAAGTGGCCTGGTGGTGGAGCCTATGAAAATTTCTGAAATCCCACTCACGCCTGATAACCAGCAATTCAACACGGCGATCAATGGCGTCAATTATTCAATTCTGACGCTGTGGCGTGATGATGCGGGCTGGATTATCGATTTACGTGACAGCAGTGGCGCGGACATTGTCACCGGAATTCCTCTGGTGACCGGCGCAAACCTTCTGGCGCAATTTTCATACCTCAATCTTGGCTTTGGTCTGGCCGTAGTTTGTGATGATCCGGCACAGGATTACCCCACCAAAACTGATTTAGGCATTAGCAGCCATTTGCTGGCAGTAACGGAGTAAGCATGTCTCAGAACTGGATGCGACATTTCGAGCTGCAAATACTGTCCGAAAAGGGCGAAGGCATCAGCCTGAGTGATTTCAAGGTAGTGTTTAACATTACCTGGACAGATACCCGCTGGCCCCGTGTAGCGATGGTGCGGATCTATAACCTGTCGAAAGACACGGCCTCTCGCATTCTGGGGCAGGAGTTCGCGAAAATTAAAATCATCGCTGGCTATGATGGGATGGGATACTCAACCGATCAGAACTTCGGGGAAATATTCAGTGGAGATATTCGCTTTACTGTGACCGGTCGTGATAATCCCACCGATACCTGGGTGCTAATTCAGGCGATTGACGGCCATCAGGCATTCATGAACGCCAGCGTTACCACAACGCTGGCTGCCGGATATACGGTTGCAGATGTTCACTCTGCTGCCATGGATAGCTTTAGCCCGTATGGCGTGACGAAAGGCATCACCGGCGACGCGCCTGCGACGGTCTTCCCCCGAGGGCGGGTGATTTACCAGTCAACGCGCGATGTAATGGACAATGTAGCCGCGCAGTGTGGTGCTACCTGGCAACTTGTTGATGGTCAGGCGCAGATGGTGCCGACCGATAAATATGTTCAGGAAGCGATATTGCTGAACAGCGATACCGGCCTGATCGGGATGCCTCAGCAGACCATGGGCGCCGGCGTGAACGTGCGCTGCCTGATAAACCCGAATATTAGGTTGAAAGGTCTGGTGCAGATTGATCAGGCGTCGGTGTACCGGGCCAGCCTGTCAGCAGACGAGGTTAAAGCCCTGCCGGGTAGGGCCAGCGAAGACAACACAAACGGCAACCTGAGCGTGAATGGAACACTGCAACAACCTGCAAGTATTGCGGCTGACGGCGTGTATATCGTATCGGCTATAGATTATACTGGCGATACCAGAGGTCAGCCGTGGTACATGGATCTGATGTGCATAGCGCGCGGGTCTGCTGACCTGCAGAATAGCTCCTACTTACTCAAATCTTCAGGATGAATTATTGATGAATAAGTTATTTGTGTTGTCAGTTCTGTCTACCATTTTTCTGTCAGCATGCAGTTGGGACCCCGGTGGATTTAAAGCTCAAGATAAATGGTTGGCTGATAAAAAGTCAGAAGAAATAGCATATAAGAAAAAAATTCTTGAAGAACAAAAAGAAAGAGCTGAAGAACAAAAACAACGAGAAACTGACTTTTATAAAAACCACCCAGAGGTACTGGTGCCAAAAATTGAAGTTAAGTCCTCTACTAACGAGCAGTTGGCGTCAGCAATTAATTCTCTAGATTTCGTTACAAGATTTCCTAACGACCAAACACTGGATAACGTTTATGTCAAAGTGGGAGGGTTTCCACTTACATTAAGACGTTTTCAGCTCTCCATTAAACAGTTCGCGGATGAATGCCAGAGAGTGTCAGCATATAACAATGCTGATTATAAAAGGCTTTGCGCTTACAGCTTAACAAATGGCCTACAAGATTTTGCGTCGGTGATAAAAAACCCAAGTATACCGGATAAAACAAAAAGCTCCGCGCTTAGTGAGGCATCGTACGGTAGCTACATTGACTTCGAACACGCAGCAAAGCTTGCACAGATGCATTTTAAACTATGTGAGAACAATCATAATAAAGGTTATGTTGAAATGGTTACAGTTGCTGTTCCATGCGATGGTAAATCAGATGTATTAAATATTTATGCTGCAAGGAAAATTGGCGTAATTTAAATATATATCATACTTTTTAAATCTAATTAAAACCCGCTCCGGCGGGTTTTTTATTGGCCGGAGTAAACATGTCCGTCAATCCTCAGTCGCTGGCTGGCGGCGAACAGCAGGCGATGAAGGTTCTTTCTGACACCATCTTCTCTATGCTGCGCGTCTCAATGCCTGGCATCATCCAGTCTTTCGACCCTATAGCGTGCACCTGCACTGTTCAGCCGGCCATTTCAGGTCAGGTTGCAGACGAAACAGGCGAATTTAAATCTGCGCCGCTGCCGTTACTCGTTGACGTGCCGGTGGTGTTCCCGCGCGGCGGCGGCTGCACCATTACTTTCCCTGTGAAAACAGGCGACGAGTGCCTGGTGGTGTTTTCCGATCGCTGCATTGATTTCTGGTGGCAGAACGGTGGTGTACAGGAGCCGGTTGATCCTCGTCAGCACGACCTGTCAGACGCCTTTGCATTCATCGGCCCGCAATCGCAGGCGGAAGTGATAGGCAATATCAGCACCTCGACGCTTCAGATGCGCACCGATGACGGTGCGGCTTATATCGAGCTCGACCCAAACAGCCACGCCGTAAATATCGTGGCGCCGGGCGGCCTGAACGTTACGACGCCTCTCGCAAAATTCAGCGCGGCCGTAACCATTAACGGATTGCTGACGTGGATGGGCGGCATGGTGGGTAGCCTGGCAACCGGAACCGCGGCGAAAATTACTGGTGCCATTGAGTTTATAGGCTCCCTCAAATCCAACGGCAAAGACATCAGCGACAGCCACACGCATAGCGGCGTGCAGTCTGGCACTGGTAACTCTGGCAAGGTGAACTGATGCGATACAGACGCGAAGATGATGATGGTGATTACACCTTCGGGCAGGGCGATGATACCTGGCTGATTAACTCCCCGGAGACGGTGGCGCAGGCAATAAAAACGCGCTTCCTGCTGTGGTACGGGCAGTGGTTCCTCGACACGACAGAAGGCACGCCTTGGATTCAGTCTGTGTTGGGCAAGCAGAAGCCAGAAACCTATAACCTCGCCATTCGCCAGCGCATCCTTGAGACGCAGGGCGTTAACTCTATCAAGTCGTTCGATACGACGCTAAACACCTCATCCCGCCGCGTAGTGTTTACCGCGACGATCGACACTATCTACGGAACGACGACAGTCACAAGCGAGGCGTAATGGCTCTCAATTTAGACACGCTGGGGTTATCGGCAACGGTAACAGCCCAGGGTATCAGCGCGCCTGATTACCAGACAATTCTGAGCACTATCACCGAATATTTTCAGCAGATTTACGGCACCGACGCTTATCTCGAGCCAGACAGCAAAGACGGTCAGATGGTCGCGGTTTTTGCGCTGGCGGTACACGATGCCAATAACACGGCGATTCAGGTTTATAACTCCTTCTCCCCGTCATCTGGCATGACTGACGCCCTGACGCGCAACGTCAAAATTAACGGCATCGCGCGTAAAGCGGCTACCAATTCCACGGTTGACGTAACGCTGACCGGCACCGCAGGCACGACGATCACAAATGGTTCGGTGAAGGATGCTAACGGCATCATCTGGAACCTGCCAGCAACTGTGACCATCGATACCAGCGGCGCTGTCACAGTGACGGCTACGTGCGCTAATTCAGGCGCAGTTGCTGCTGTAGCAGGCAGCATCACCAAAATAAACACGCCAACGCGCGGCTGGACGGCAGTTTCAAATGCAAATGCGGCCACCGTTGGGACCGCAGCAGAAACGGATGCTCAGTTGCGCATACGGCAGGCGCAAAGTGTTGCAATACCGTCGCTAACGCCATTCGAGGCAGTCGATGGTGCGATCGCAAACGTAACTGGCGTGACCCGTCACAAGCTCTACGAGAATGACACTGGCTCTGTAGACAGCAATGGCATTCCTGCGCATTCGATCGCGGCAATTGTTGATGGCGGGGACGTCACGGATATTGCGCAGACCATTCGTGGCAAGAAAGGTCAGGGTGTAAGCACCTATGGTTCGACGACGGTAACCGTGCCGGATAAATACGATAACCCGCATGCCATCAGTTTTTCACGGTCAACCGACGTGCCGATATATATCGCCATGACGCTGAAAGTTTTCACCGGTTACACGACACAAATTGGCGAGCAGATAAAACAGGCGATTGCTGATTACATTAACGGCCTGACGATAGGTGATGATGTGCTACTCAGCCGCCTTTACTCTCCCGCCAACCTTGGGGTCGTGAGCGGCGGCAATGCGAAATACTATGACATCAACGCGATGGCGATTGGTAAGTCGGCCGGAACGGTGGCGGCCTCTAATATCGTAATCGCCTTCAACGAGTCTGCATCCTGCAGCACGGAAAATATCGCGCTCACGGTGACATCATGAGCAAATACACCGACCTGATTACTAATTACCACAGAGGGAACCCTCTGTTTGTGAATCACGTCGACCTGTCAACGCGCCCGCTAACCGACACCTCTACAGCCCTGCAAAATTTACTAACCGCTTTCGACATCGACAGCGCGGTGGGCGTGCAGCTGGATGTGTTGGGAGAGTGGATAGGTCGAACGAGAATCGTCAGCCAGCCTATTGCCGGGGTGTATTTTACGTTTGATACCGATGGCCTTGGTTGGGATCAGGGAGTCTGGCAGGGGCCATATGACCCTGACGCGGGCTTCACAAGCCTCAGCGATGACACTTACCGCATCATTCTGAAGGCGAAAATCGCCATCAACAACTGGGACGGACAAAACGACTCACTGCCATCGATTCTGGAAACGGCACTTGAAGGCTCACGCCTGAAAATGCAGATAGTCGACAATCAGGACATGACTATTTCGGTTTGGGTATTTCCAGAGGTCGATATTGGTCAGGTTTCGCTTGAGCTTCTTGCTGCTATTCGGCAGGGATACCTCACCGTTAAAGCGGCCGGAGTATGGGCCGGAGATATTCAAACCCCCTCAATTTTAACCCCGTCCGTCGGGAGTCGTTTTTTTGGCTTCGATATGGATAACGAATATATCGCCGGATTTGATGAAGGCGCTTGGGAGAAAACATTGTAATGGCTACCAATAATTTCAAGTCGTTTGGTATTGGCGCAGGCGCAAACGTTACCAGCCAGTCAGATTATGAGGCACTGGCCGCGCTACTCACCGGCTTCCAGTCCGGAAAGGCCTCATCTGCCCAGATTAACAAAGCTTTACGTCAGTCCTCAACAATGGCGTATGTGCTGGCACAGTTCATTTCGGACTCTGCATCGGTTGATGTGCTGGATAATGGTGCTCCTGCCACAATCCTCGCAAACCTAAAATCCGCCATGACAGCACTAACACCGGGGCGGCTACTTAATGTTCAAGTTTTCACCTCAAGCGGGACGTATACGAAAACTTCCGGGGCAAAAAAAGCGATTGCTAAAGTTCAGGCAGCAGGAGGAGCTGCAGGCGGTATCGCAGCAACCAGTGGGGGATCTAACTACGTTGCCTCTAGCTCAGGAGGCACTGCGGGCGCGTATGGAGAAACCAATCTAATTGATTTGAATAGTGTTTCTACAATACCAGTGACTGTAGGGGTTGGAGGTCAATCTGCCGTAAATACCGATGGCGCAGCAGGAGGGTTGAGTGCATTTGGCAGCTATCTTTCCGCTCCAGGTGGTGCGGGATCATCAGCAGGCCCTGCCAATGCTACGCAAGTAGCATATGGAACAGACCTGCCTGCAAGTGGGTCCTGCACCGGTACTTCTGTAGCCTTTAACATTCCTGGCAAGGGTGGAAGCGGCGCGCTTGCTTCCACCAGTTCTTCATCAGCAGGGATTAAATCTGGTGCAGGAGGTGATTCATTCATGGGGCGAGGGGGTAGGTCCAAGTCTGGCCTAGGAACCATTGCTGAGAATGGGTCAGGATATGGTTCAGGCGGCGGCGGTAATGCTTCAGGTTCAGGCGCAACAACTGGTTTTGCAGGTGGTAATGGTGCAAATGGAATTGTAATTGTATTGGAGTATGCTTAATGAACAGTTACGCAATTATTGATAAGAATGGTTTGGTTATTAATACCATATTGTGGGACGCGGAAGATCAGCCTGATTATGATTATGGGATTAGTTCTGGAAATAAACCCATCAAACTACAGGATGGCGATATCGTTAACGCGGGCTATACATATAATGATGGTAACTTTTCCGCCCCTGCGCCCACGCAAGATGAAATTAATACCCAAAAAGAATTATCCATTAGCAGAAACATAGCCACTAAAGATGCTCTCATGGCTTATGCAACCCTAATCCGGGATACCCTTCAGGACGCGGTTGACATAGGAGGGGCAACTGACCAAGAAGCGGCAGCCTTACCACTATGGAAAAAATATCGCGTCCTTTTAAATCGTGTTGATGCTAACACTGAAGAAGATATTGACTGGCCGGTTCAACCAGCTTGAAAAAAGCCCCGGCGACGGGGCAGGCACGTACCGCTCCCATCTGAGCAGACTTCGGGGTGAGTGACTACAGTTTAGCCGCTCACGCCGACACCTTCCGAAAAAATCCCTTTCGCATCATGCTCCTTACAAAAGTCACAAACGCAGCGGCTTGCCAAAAAACCTTCTCGATATTACTGTGTTTATATACAGTAATTTTATGGAGGGTAAAATCATGGCGCGCGGGTACGAAGTAGGCTGGGCATTTCGGGACGCTATCAAGCTGGACAGTCGCAGCAGACGGATGGTGACAACGAACGATTTCCGCCTGGCGCTGGCAAAGTACAACCACATCTGGACGATGGAGCAGTGCAACGAGTATATCCTGCGTTATCAAAGCAACTTCTTTGAGATTGACGCTGTGAAGGAAAACAAGACGTGGGCGCTGCGCAACATGGGGTACGTGATGTGACAGCCTCATTTGAGCCGTACGACCTAAACCAGGAGAAACCGGACTACACGCCTTTCACATCGAGCAGCTTCCGCATCGAAACGCATGATGGCTTTGTCATCGTGGACAGCGCGGAACGGGCGAAGCCTGGTGACGAAGTGGCGTTTCAGTATGATGGTTATCCCATGATCGGGATTCTGTTCGCGTCCGGGCTAATCACGCCAGACGGTGAAACGCTGGAAGGCGAGGTAATGGAGAGGATTATCGTTCTGGGGAAAGTGACCGCGACAATTCTGGACGATGCCGAAGAGAGCCGACCGACGATTTGAATGGAATGCTGAATGTGGTCTGGGGCAGTAAAGTATAGATGCCCGACATGCTGCAGAGATGAAAAAGCCCGCTTAAAGCGGGCAATCATGAAGGTGTGTTACTTTATGGTTGTTTGTGCTGCTGTGTGCGGGAAAATCATATGATGTTGCAGTAGGTATTTTAAGCATCCGCTTCGAATATAGAATAACCTTATTGCTGTAGCGCCATTCATAGCTAGCGACCTGCCACCGCCCAACTTGATTCCATGTGAGACAGATTTGGGACACGCAAAGGTTTGTGACCTTTAACAAGCCTTTGCGTGTTAAGTTATGAGTGTGTCGTGATTGTGGCGCGAGCGGATGAAGGTAAAAGTCAATGGAATGCATTTAACGACACAGAACGACACAGTCATCAGCGCGAGCATGGGTTTCTGGTCTTAAATCAGTGTGTTAAATAGTGATCTACTATCTTCTAAGCCGTAGGTCACAGGTTCGAATCCTGTAGGGCGTGCCATTTATTTTCAACTAGTTACGCTAGCTTTAATCCCACCTGATTTCCTCCTTGTGTCGTATTTGTGTCGTCACTCCCCAAAAGTGAGTCAATTTTGCGCGCATGCTCGGTCAGATGGTTGGGTGCCAGGTGAGCATACCTGCGAACCATTTCTATGCTTTCCCATCCTCCCATTTCCTGCAGCGCAGACAGAGGGACACCCGACTGGATTAGCCAGCTTGCCCAGGTGTGCCTCAGGTCGTGGAAGCGGAAGTCTTCTATGCCCGCGCGCTTTAGACCGATATTCCATGCCGTGTTATCATCGCTACGCATTTTCCTGCCTGCCGGTGCCAGCGTTCCATCATTTCGGTGCTTTGGCTTGGTGTGAGCGAATACCCAGCGTGAATGCTTTCCTATCTGCCCCTTCAGTACCTTGCATGCCGTATCATTCAGAGCCACGCCAATAGCCTTGCCCGCTTTGGCGTTCTCTGGATTTATCCAGGCTACCTTTCTTTGCATATCAACCTGAGTCCATTCCAGATCCAGGATGTTAGAGCGCCTCAGCCCGGTAGACAGCGCGAAGATGACCACTGGCTTAATGCTCTCTGGCATACACTCAATTAACCGGCTAGCCTCATCCTTAGTAAGCCAGCGGATGCGTTTGCTTACCGGCTTCTTCGTCTTGATGACTGGGGCAGCTTTTATCCATCCCCACTCGTTGGCAGCGGCACGCAGCAGGGATCGCATAAAGGAAAGGTAATGACTCTTCGTTCCTGCGCTTACACCTTTCTCTTTGTATACGGGTATCGGCTTATCATCCCTGATGGCCGCGTCACGCTGAATTTCCCATTTGCGGCGATGGTTGCGGTCGATCATCTTGCTGACAATCTTCTGCACCTCTTCGCCAGTAATGGTTGAAATATCCCGCCCCGAAAAATGCTGGAGGAAGAAGCCAATCTTAACCTTGTCATCATCAAGGCTGCGTTTGTGATCCTTCTCATCTAGCCATCGCATGCAGGCCTCCTCAAACGATCGGGCCGGCAGGTCGCCTAACTCTTCTACACGCCATGCCTCAGCCTTCAGCTTGTCGTGCAACTCCTGAGCTTGCTTCTTGTCCGCTGTCCCAAGCGATCGCCTAACTCTTTTTCCATTCGGGGTAAAGAAATGACAGTGCCATACTCCGCCCCTGAGGGTGATTGACATGATGGTCCTCCTGCTTTGCCATCACCCATGCTCGCCGGGCGATTCTGTGTCGGATTTGAAAGATAAGCAATACAAGCTGAACGGAGTACCAGGTACTTGCCGCAATCTCCGCCGGTACGACGCCCAACAAGGTCGCCTCTTTTAATCATGTTGCTGACCGTTCTCGGCGAAACCTTCAGGTAATCTGCCGCCTGAGCCAGCGTTAAGGGCTCATCGTTTTCCATACCTACTCCTTATACGGCCAGTTCCAGGCCACAAAAAGGGCAATAAAAACGGCGAGCCATATGAAGAACTCGCCGGAGGAGATGTCGCTGATGGTGTTCATGCGTCTGTCAGCATTTTACTGAAACGGTCGTCCATCTCCTTCTTATGTCGGTAGATGTCGTCTTCCATATTTTTGAAGGGGACTTTCTTTCGGCTGCGCTGCAATGTGTATCCGCAGCGGGCCATGTACCAGAGAAATGTGTCGACTACGTAGATATGACCATCACGCGCATTGCCATTCTCGTTCGCATTTTGGATTGTGTTGTGCATTGCTTTAAACAGGTCTTTCTGGTTATGAAAATCGCGAAACTCAGGCGGCATATATTCCCCGCTGCTAAGCCAGGCATAAAGCGGATCATTAGACATAACAACTCCTCACGCAGGGCGCGATAGTGAAATTGAATAGGGTGAGCGGGGGTTACTTCAGGGTGATGTGGGGGATTTTGCCTGCAGCGATTTTGTCGTACAGCCCGCTTATATTGTAGAGCCCGGCACCATGACCGAAATGTTCACTAAGCGCGTTAACTGCTTCCTCGCGCTTACGCTCTGCTTCCGTGCTTAACGGCTCAAAGCAGCCAGAGGTGAGGGCGTGATAATCGAACTCCTCACTAAAATCATCAATCTTCATCCTAAAGACCGCAACGTTCTCGCCATCAATTCGGTCATGGGCAACCACAGTGACTTCCTTACCAAGGAACCGATCAAATCGCGGGTGATTATATCCAGGCCTTTTTACTCTGACCTCCAAACCAATTGGAGGCAGCCCTCCGCCATTCCATTCAACGCTCATATAAACCTCCTTTGCTTCTTGGCCCACTGCACGCGCTCAAAGTCTTCTCTGCACTCGCTGCAGCAGAAGAAACCCTTCGTTATCTTCTCGCCGCAGTCCCCGTTATGGCATACGCCGGTAAACGTCATACTCGGCTTCGGCCTGTTCGCCAGCGCCACCTCTATCAGCTGCTGCTCTCTTGCTGCTGCTTCATCTGCTGCATCTGGAAAGTTCATGGTAATCTCCTCAGAAATTCACCTGTATACGCGGGATTTTATTTTCTCTTGCGGCTCTAAGAATCGCCTCGATAAGTTCTCTTGGCTGGTATGCATCATGCATAGCTTGTTCGATATCCATCATTGCTTGAACTGCCTCAGCCTCTCGCTCCGCCTGCCGCTCTTTTTTGATATCGACAAGCAAGTCAATGCAACCAGGGCAAACCATTATTTCATCCCTGCAACTAACCAAGTCATGCTCACCTACATTCCCTCCGCATAACGAACAGATGTCCTTTTTGTCAGGAACATACTCTTGAAACTTAAAAGTTGTCATATTCGCCGCCATGATTACCTCCGGATTTTTGCAATAAAAAACCGCCTCAATGGGCGGTCATCTCTGTAACTATTTTCGTCGCGCTCTGTCCTGTTCATCGCAGAACTTCTCATACGCGAACACGAATGCCTCATTCTCCGTGTCGAAGAGCCTGTCGGTTAACCGAACCCACTCATTCCCGACGCGCTCGAGCACGTCCCACTTATCGCGACGGGGCCAGATGACGAAACGGACAGGGTCGTAGAGGTGAAATATCTCGTGCTTAGTGAGCTTCTCACCCTTATCGAGCATGTAGAACGCTGCGCCGGCGCTAACGAATTTGCGCATATACCAACCTGATGAACTGTATATGCGAACAGTATATCAGAGGTGGTCAGATGGAGTAGGTGCTGCTGCAAGCATTGCTTGATAGATGCGGCGAAACTTCCCTCTATCAGTTCCTGCCATAGCAAAATGACCTTGGGACATCATCTGTCTCGTCGGCTCAACCGGCACCAGTTTCCAGCCTTCAGGCACAGGCTGCGGGGCGCTGGCGTCAACCAGATGATGCGCTGCATTCATTACCCACTGGAAAGCATCTTTCCATGCCCCTGTTTCTACGGCAGGGTTATCTTCAATAACTTTCCTGTTGAACTCCACTGCGGCGCGCAGGTCTGCAAGCGCCTCTTCAAAGGACTTTTCCATAATCACTCCTCCACCTGGTATCCAGCGGCGCGGCAGGCGTTCCAGCCCTCTCGCCAGTCGTCGAATTCGTTATGTATGTGTTCTGCATCCGGCACCAGCTCCGCAAGGTTGATGGCTGGCGCGGGGCGCAGGAACAGTTCAGTGCCATCCTGAAAGTTTTCCCAGTCAGCTTGCTCATGCAGGCAAACTACGCGAGCATCGGGATATTCGTTAGAGTCCGACACCTCGCCACGGTCAACACGTCCGATAGGCTCAGCCGTCAGCCCTGCCAAGGCAGTTTCCATCAGCTCGACCATGTATCGCATATTAGGGTCAGACTCTGATGCAGCCTTCCAGCGTTTAATCTCAATTCTGCACAGTCCAGCAAGCGCCTTCCGCTGCTCTTCGGTAAGTTGCATCATTTGGCCTCCTGCATCATCAGAAAAACAATCATGGCGGCGCGGAGTGGGTTCTGATCGTGATGATATTTTTTTGGTTCTAATTCCATATCCCAACCAGCTTTATCGAACCGAAATTCCGAAAAAGCTACCCACTCCTGCTCGAATTCATCAAATGCAATCGCGATTCCGTGCTTGTGAATAATCGGGCCGGCATCACACCATGATGATAGGTAGTCCTTGAATTCTTTGTCGTAATGATTGCGCAAAGTTTCTAAAACTCTACCAGTCTCTCTATCTTTCCAGGTGACCTTGTAGCCTTCCACCTTCAGGTCGTACTTTCCTTCGCATGCAAGGGCGTTATGGAGATGGTTATTGATTTCATAACCACTCATTTCGCTGTAATTCATCTTCATCTCCTGTGCCGCTGAGCGGCGAAATAGTTAAGCCGCCGTCAGGCTCAACGCAGCGGCAAGTAGCTTTAGCTTCTGGTTCTGGCGCTCAGCTGCTAATTGCGCCTTGATGGGGTTGGTTGTCAGCGTGTTATCTGGAAGCAACCAGGCTTTTTTCGCCCACAAAAAAGGGAGCGTTACGCTCCCGACACGGATAGGGCTGTAGGGTTGCCTCATTGCTACCCCCGGCCTTCAAGCTCTGATTTGCGAATCTCAAAGACTTCACCCAACTTGGCAAGGTCTTCGCTATTACCTGAAAGAGCATTCCTTGCGCGGTCGTATGCCGTTTGCAGCTTGGTTAAATCCATTGCGCCAGCGTTTGCCGTGAACCATGCCAACGGGCCGTCAGAGTTTTTCGGCATAATGAGTTTCTCTACAAAATGCTCAACTCGTTTACCGCGGGAAACAGAAAGCATCATGGAGAAATTGGCGTCTATGCCGCTCATGGCCTTCACCTTGATACCGCCCACCTTCACGCCGCCGAATTTAACGTTCGGATCGCCTACCAGCGTCAGATGCTTACCAACCCAGTCCTTTCCGTCATTGCCCCAGCCGCCAACGAGTACGCGTCGCATAGAGAGCGACGGCTTATATGGTCGGCCTTCATATCCTTCCAGGTCGATGAAAACGGGCTGCTCTTTGTTTCCAGCGCGAACAGACTTAATCAGCGCCGTAATGCTGTTGGTCTGAACATCCTCAAAGTTAATTTGGTCAGACTTGGGGATAATGGTTCTTGAAAGGTCCATCACAGAAATACCTCATCATTGAATTCTTCATCAAACAGATATGACGGGATGTTTATCTCTGCGGAAGGCAGCACAATCCCCTCAGTTTTTATCGTTTCGTCCTCAAGGCACTCGGCTATTTTTTCCAGAGCTGCAAACATCGATTTCCGGCCTGCATCCAGCGACTCTTCGCCGATGTAATACATGCAGTTCCGGTATGGCGGTTTGTTCTCGATAGCGAAGAAGCAAAACTGGTCAACGGTTTTGCCAGTAACCAGCTTGAGAACGTGTAAGTAGAAAGCAGCCTGAATGTGGTAATGAAACTTGCCGAATGCCTGGCTAAATCCTCTGGGCGAGGCGTCATTGCAGCTTTTCACATCAAGCGGGTAGGGATAGCTATCTGAGAGCCTGTCGAATCTGCACTTCAGCGGCAGGCCTGTGATGTCGCATTTTGCGAACATCGATACCTCAGAATTTCCTGCTGAACGCATGTAGTCGACAAAGTCTTCATTCATGCGCGCTGTTTCTATCATCCGTGAAACGGTATCAACTTCATGCCCTACGAGTATTCGCTCGCTCTCATACTGAGATAACGCTTCCTTGTACTCCTTAGATCGCCTGTCGGAAGCAGCTGAGAGCATCAGGAACTGGCTTTTGAAAAGCTGAGGCTCCAGCAGTGCTGCGTGTATTGCCGTTCCGATGTGGGCTGATTTGCTTCCCTTAAATGGGTTGAAGTAGAGGTTTGCTGGGCTGACGCTGATTGCCTTTACTGACGTAGACCCGATAGCTGGTTCGGCGTGATAATCCTCATTGCTGAGGTAGAAGTAGATGCCAGGCTCCATTAAGCAGCCTCCATATTTCCGTGTCTGCGGCAGTAAATACCAATTGCCATGTCCCGCTTAGCCACCTTCACCAGCGCATCGCGCAGAAAGTTTTCGGCTGCTTCGTACTGCTCGTCGTCTTCATCGACCAGCTCGACAGCGGGGTAATCGAAATGCTTCGGCAGGAACGCGCACAGAGCCGTCATCAGCGGGTTAATCTTGTGCTGGTCCATCCGCGCGTCGACTTCTTCGCCAATGCGCTCTAAATCGGTCTCGGAAAGGTTTTTCATGATCTCTTCGACTTCCTGTTTTGCTCGCCATGAAAGTTTCAATGGTGCGCCCTCCGTAACAACAGCATTGCCATAGCCCACTTGGCGCTGTCGCCGAACAGATGGGCCTCTCGTGAAAGCTCCTGAGCCTTCGTGAAGTAACGTGATTTCATGATTAAGGTCTCCCTGGCTGGTTTAGGGTGTCGATGAGGTTGCGCCAGCCAGTGCGGAGGCGGCGTGTGATGGTGTCGAGTAAAGATTCAGAGCAGCCAGCAACGGGCCACCCTGCAACGGCGTAATGTTGCATGGCTATTCCTGTGAATTTGGTTGGTGTCAAAAAGATGGGCACCATTGCGGCGCCCATAGGGAGAGTACTACTGCCTGGTTATTTCAAGCCCTCTAAAGGCGTTGGTGACTAGCACCGAAATGCCAACCGGGTGGAAGGCATTGCGCTGCTATTTACCTACTGCTGCGATTTCCTCCTCGGTGAATCCCGCTTCACGCATTTTTCCAATGACTCTTTTGCGTTCCTCGTTGGCGGCGCGCACCATCTTGTCGGTGGCGTTTTCAATCTCAATTCTCGCCGGTACGTGCCACCTTCCATTGACCTTCACTGCCCATGCTCGCTGCACAGGGCAGTTGCTACCCATCACGTATTTCCCCTTACCCAGGCGAACAGCTGTTTCTTCATACCAGCACACGTGAAGCACTACCTGTTCACCTCGACCATCTGTCAGGTTTTCATTGGTCATGGTCAGCCATACCGGTTTCTCTTCTGTAATTTCCAGTCTCGAAGCCATATCTCTCTCCTTGCGGTTACTGGCCCAGAGTTTTCTTATCCAGCAGGCCAATGTCGTAATATTCTTTAGCCTCACGATGATCAACGAGTCGGCCATTAACCGTGTTAGCTACATCGCTAACAGGACTTCCCGGCTCAAACCATCCGGTCTCTTTTTCCCTTTCGGTAAGCTCGCGGGTATCAAGGCTGCTTATTTCCGACGCCTCACAGACAGGGCAGTGATAAGGCCCGCACTGAACCAATCCAATGCCAACGTCACAATGGTCCGCTTCGCAGTGCTCGTAGTTGCAGTACGGGCAGATGGCCTCATCAGGGCTCCAGACGCTGCGATGGCTAGTGCTGAATTTGTGTTTACCTATGCCGGTGCTCATTCACCCTCCTAAATAACCCGCCACCATAAGCCCGGCTATCACTATCCAGCAGATAATCCAGTCTGAATTGCTCATGTTGGCTCCAGTAAAAAGGCTGCGGGTTAGGCAGCCTCAGTAGTCGTAGTCGTACGGATAATCCTGGTACTGACTCATATCGTCATCAGGATGTTCTTCGAACTCGTCTTCACCCACGCTCACCTCCCGCCGTTGATCGACTGTTCCATTTGCTCAGTGCCGATTCAGGCGTATCCAGCATGTAAATCTTAGCTGTGCAGCCCACGCACTGAACGCCATAACTGCTATCAGATGCTTTGCTTACTGCGGGAGTCATTACCCATCGTTTCAGTTGGGCTCGTGCTCCACAGAAAGGGCATGCCGAAATGCCATGCTCAGTGATTAAAGTCGCCGACATGCTCAACCCCTCGCCGTTACGATGTCTTTAGATTTGCGATGTCCTGCTGCGTAGACAGCAACATGCGGTAAGCACATGCCGTCCTGCACCTCACCGCCCATGTATTTCGCGGCGCCGGCCAGAATCTGCTTGTGATACTCCGTCTCTGTCTCAACCGCTTTAACTACGCGGTCAGCTGCCGGCCGTTTGCACTGCAACACAACACGGCTTGGAGTAGGGCGGTGCAACACTTCTGCGCTAACGCTGGCTTCACTCTGAAGGTGAGCGCGGCGTTCACGACGACGACCTGAAGCTGAACCAGAGAATTGAGTTCTGCGTGTCATAGATACCTCCTGAGTGAATTTTGGAGATGGTGCTTATCCATCCCAAAACTCACGCTTTGGTACTAACTGGCTTTGCAGCCACGTAGGTGATCCGTCACCGTTGTTAAAAGAGCGTGCTATCCGTTTCGTACTGCGCCAGCATCCTGCTGATGGAGCAAACAATACTA